CAGCGGCACGACAGGTTGGCGCGGTAATGCCCAAGGCGACGGCATGGCGCAATTCACGACCCTCAAAAATCAGGTATTTACCAACTGGCACGCAAAACGTACTGTGGCAGTTAAAGCCGGTCTCGACCCGCGTGGTGTCGAGTTGCGCTTTGTCGATGCGCTCGACTCCACCGTGGATTTAGTGCAACCAATGAGTTTCACGTTGCGACGCTCGAAGTCTAGACCACTCCTGATGCAATTCAGCATTGCGATGCTGGTCTTGAACAGCGGCAGCTATACGGCCCCACCGAGCCAGTCGGCAAATGGGTTGACCAGCATGCTGCAATCGATTCAGCGTCTGATCGCTGGTGCGCGCAATGCGGTTAATTTCGTCAATGGTGTTGTCGGTCAGGTCACGTCATTCATGCAGACCGCGACCAGCATATTCCAGTCGGTCAGCAACCTGATTCAAGCCGCTGAAGCCGTCCCGCAAAGCCTTGTCGGTTCCGCGCAGGCGATGGCGCAAGCTGGTACGACCATGTTCGCAACAATTGCCGCGATTCCAGCCAATACGACCGCGCAGATGGCTGCCGCGATGTCGATGGCATCCGAGTTCTCGAACATCCTTTGTCTGCTAGGTAACGTCGTCAGTGCGCAGCAAACTTACCCGGACTATACGCCGTTATACGGTGCGTCGAACTGTAGCTCGACTAATGGCGGCAGTCCTGTCAGTGCATACGCCGACACCAATCCGTTTTATGCGGTCGCAGGCACCCCGCAAAACGCGCCCGCGCCAGTGTCTTCCGCTCCAGCGGTTCCTGCGCCGACCGTTCCAGTCCCCACTGTTACGATCACGCCGTCTGCCCAGCAATCCCTCGCCCTGGTCAACAGTTCCGATCCGGTTCTGGCGCCGATGTCGATCACCACACTCGGCGTGGCCGCAGCGAACATCGCCGCAGGAGTCTCCGTGCGATGACGACGCCGTTTGACCGCCCGTTAAACGGCTATCGCTTCGTGCAGACACAGCACGGCGATACGCTGCCGAAGATCGCCGCACGCGAGCTGGGCGATGCCGGTCGCTGGGCCGAGCTGATTGTCTTGAACGACATGCGCTATCCCTACCTGACGGACGATCCCACTAAGGTCACGCCCGGCGTCTTCCTCACCGGCGGTTTGATTACCGTCCCGGCGGCAACGCCGGGTGCCGCTACCAACGATCCCGATGCGGTGTTCGGACAGGACATCCTGCTCACGAATGGTGGATTCTCTTTTGAGCATGGCGACTTCGCCGTCGTCAGCGGTCTGGATAATCTGAATCAGGCATTGACCAATGCGCTGGATACCGACCAGGGCGAGCTGCTCTATCACACCAGCTACGGCAGCTTGGTGCGCCTGGTTGTGGGCGGCAAGAACGATGCGACCGATGTATTGCTGGCCGCCGATTACGCCAAATCGACCGTATCGGCCGATCCGCGCATTTCCAGTGTCGCCAGTTCTACCGGCACAGCGATCGGTAATGCGATCTGCGTTGCCGTCGACGCCGTCACGATTCAAGGCTCGACGTCTTCGACCGGCACGACGTATTAGAGGATCGGTTTGGCTTTTCAGATCAAGAATTTCGTTTCGATCGTCGCGTCGATGATCAACCGGATGAAAGTCACGCAGACCAAGCTGACCGATTTTAATGTCGGCGCAGTTGCCAGAACACTGGTCGAAGCGCCAGCCGCAGAGATCGATCAACTGTATCAACAGATGTTCAATGGTCTGCGCGAGGCGATTCCGGTGTCGGTGTACCAGTCGTTCTCGTTCGCGCCACTGGCGGCTACCGCAGCCACGGGCTCGATCCAGTTGACGATTGCCCCACAGACGACGCCAATATCCATTGCGGCCGGAACGTTATTTTCGACTGCCGTCAGTGCAAATCAGTATGCGGCAATTGCTGCGGTCATCGTTCCGGCCGGAGCCACCACAGCTTCAATTGCGGTTGTTGCGACGACGACCGGGGCGGCGACCAATCTCGTCGCCAATTGCCTATTTACGATGACGCCGTCGCCAGCGGGTTTCGTGTCGGCCGCTAACCTTGCGCCCTTTGTGAGTGGGCAGGATACCGAGACGCCAGCCCAGCAGCAACTGCGTTTCAATGCCTTCATTGCCTCATTGCCTCGTGGAACCGTTCGAGCTCTGTACTACGGGATGAGTCTGGCCGCCGTGCTGGATGCCAACGGCAACGTAATTGAGCGTCCGATATTCACATCCGTCGTGGAGCCGTATCTGACCGACCCCACGAAGCCCGTCGCGCTTGTGAACTGCTATGTGCATAACGGTGTCGGCAATACCTCGGCAGCGCTGGTTGCACAGGTGACGGCGTCGCTCTATGGCTACTACACGCCCCAAGCCGTCCCTGTTCCGGGATACAAGGCGGCAGGGGTCAAGGTCGTCGTTGCTGCCGCAACCGAAATTCCCGTCAACGTCGCGGCGCTCATTACTGCTGCGACCGGATATTCCAAGGCGGATACCGTTGTCAATGGCGTCACTATTTCGGGCTTGATTACGCTGGCCACCGCAGCGATTGCCTCTTACCTGCAAAGCATTCCGATTGGTGGCTCGGCGCTGGTCGCAAAGATTGACGCCCTGGTAATGGCGATTCCCGGCATCGTTAACTACACGCCGACGCTGCCTGCCGGCGACACCGCGTCGACCATGGCGCAAAAGATCATGCCGGGAACGATTGCGCTGTCATGAAGCTCACGCAGCGTCTGATCAATTACCTGCATCGCGTATTCGATCGCAGTCCGCAGCAATTCATCGCGCTGCGCCTCCAGTGCAATGGCACCGGCCTTACCTGGACGATCCGCGATGCCATCCTCACGGTCACACCGGCAGGCGGCACGGCGTCTCCATTGGCGATCGACCTTACAGCCTATACGGTCGCTTCGTTGGCAGCCTATATTGCCGCGCAACCCGGTTATAGCGTTCCCTACGTAGACAGTTCCGCACTCTCTGTACTCAGTTCGCAGGTACTGATCGACGGTAAGGGTGATGTGTCGCAGACCAACGGCGACCACCTATATGGCTACACCAGCGTCGTTTGGTCTTACATGGACGCGTGCGCCGCTGAACTTGATGCAGCCGGAGTTCAGATCGGCCAGATGCTGCTGCAAATGAATACCGTCACAGCATCCGGGACATGGCTGGATCTGCAAGGAGCCTATTACGGCGTACCGCGCAATATCGGCGAAGCAGATACCCAATATGGGCCACGCATCATCGCGACCGTCATCCGGCCCTTGGGCAACAATGTCGCCATCGAATCCGCGCTGCGCGTGTTGAACGGCGGACTTGCCGTTTCCGTGGTCGATTACCCCGAGCTGGTCAACAACGGCTATGGCCTTTTCGATGTCGATTTCGCCGTCAGCCTGGCGATGCTGCAAGTCGAGTCGATTGCGAGCTGGCAGGCGGCGATCAGCACGATCGTCAATGGCATGCGCGACGCCGGTACGCATGTCAGGACGATCAATATTCAGGCACCTATCGAAGCAACGTTGAATCTGGGCGCGTTGGTCATTTCTGGACAAATCATTCGCGTCTATCCTCAATCCCCATCCGTGCCGACGTGACGACATCATCGTCGCATGACGACTTATTCTGCGACTTTGACCAATGCCGGTGCTGCGCTTTATGCGCGGGCGCTCGCAACGAATACGCCGATTGTGCTGGCCACCGCCGCCGTCGGCGATGGCGGTGGCGGCGATATTGCCACGCCCGACCCGACGCGCAGCGCACTCGTGAATCAGGTTTATTCCGGGCCGATCACGTCGCTGTCTGTCGATCCAGGTAATCCAAGTTTGATGTGGGCAGAGCTCGATATTCCGCCCAATATCGGCGGGTTTACGGTACGCGAAGTGGGGCTGTTCACATCCTCCGGCGTGCTGTTTGCCATCAGTAATTTCCCGGACACGTATAAACCTCTGGTTGCCAATGGTAGCTCTGCCGATCTCGTCATCAACTTCGGCCTGCTGGCATCGAACACGTCGCTAATCACGATCACCATCGATCCTTCGGTTGTGCAAGCCACGCGTGCGTGGGTATTGGCAACCATTACGCCAGCCTATCTGCTGCCCGGTGGCACGCAGTACCAGGTGCTGCAAAAGAATTCCAGCAGCAATGGCGACGTCAGTTGGCAAGATCCGAATAACCCGTGGGAGGCGACATTTACTACGACGGGCGGGGTAGTGCCGGTGTCGGCATTGCAGGCATATAACAAGCTGATCAAGGTAACCGGAAATCTGACCAGTCCGGCGACGCTCACCTTCCCGGCGGCGTTCGGCAAATGGGTAGTGATTAACATGACGACGGGGAATTTTACGCTGACGGCGATTGCTGTGGGCGGCACCGGTGTGCCGATCCTGCAAGGGCATGCCGACACCGTCCATTGCGATGGCGCCAATGTCTACTATTCGACTGCGAGCGCAGGTAATCGTCCGGCACTCGATGCCTCACAGGCGATCGCCAATACCTTGTATGTCGATTCGGCAGTCGGGCAGGCTACGCCATTCCGCTACGTGGTGCCGGTCTTCCGCAAGTATGGCTCTGCCCCCGCTCAGATGGTTCTTGTCGGGGACACGCGCGCCGCGCAGTTTCAAAGTGGCGCTGCAACGTCAATCACATGGAGCATGCCTGTGCTCTCGACGTTCAACCAGGCGAAGCCGCTGATGCTCCGGATGCATTACACAGGCGACGTGGCTGGGAATTCCTATTTTCTTCAGCTTGGTTACCAGGCGATCTTGAATGGCCCGCTCAAACCAGCGAGCTACACAAATTTGACCGAACAGATTGCAGCACCGACGGTAGCCGGGGATCTGGCGATTTACCTGACAACGAGCCTGGTTATTCCTGCCAACACCCTGACGACCCAGCAATGGGTGAATTTTGTGTTGACACGCTTGGCGACAAATGCCGAGGACACCAATGCCGGAAATTTTCAATTGATCAATATCACGATGGAGCAATAAATGAGCGAATTGCTCGATGATGGCGAGCTGCCATCTGGTTATTTTTTTGCTGGCCCGACTGCGACGCCGGTTGGTGGAAGCACAGGCGTTCTTCCCGCCAATGGCGCGATTGTGTCTCTAGAGACCTATCCCGGTCTGAGCTACTTGAACGAGAATATCGGATACCTCCCCGGCCCGGCATACCTGCCGCAGTATGGCGCACCCGGCTTCAACGTCAATCAAAGCTCCGGCCCCGGTGGGGAAATGCTGTACAACTACTCCGCTGTTATCGGACCGTATTACATTCTGTGTGGCTCGAACAATCAGCCGAACTCGACCATTGGTATCGGGGCATCGCTCAGTGTTTCTTCTGACCTGGTGAACTGGACGATCTCGCAAATTAATACCCTGGTAGGCACCATTTGCGTGGGTATTGTGAAAGTCGGAGCAACTTACTACGCAACGGTTCAAGGGACAGGCCAATACCCTGATGCCATCTACAGCAGTACGAATCTGACGTCGTGGACTATTGCGTTTTCATATACTGGCGTAACTGCGGTCTATGATGTAAGTGCGATGGCAGCGACTTCGCAGATTGCCGTTTCGCTTCGTGGCGGGAACAGCAATATCACGTTCTTCAATGGGACTAAATGGGTTCTCGATACGAACAATGTCGGGGCCCACAATTACTTATCCAACCTCAATACCCTATCTACAGGGGAGATTGGCGGTATCGCGCTGACGTCGAGCGGCGGCGGGGCATATTCGTTTTCGGCATGGAAAGTTGGCGTCGGCGCAACTACATCAACAATCAGTCTGGTTGAGCCGAATTTCACGGGTAGCGCCCTCTGCCCGTCGGGCGCAAATCTGGATACGTCTGCCCCAAATAACCCGTTTAACGCAAAACTATCCTACGTCGGCGGACACTACGTCGCGATCATTTTCGGCATTGTCTATACGTCCCCGGATTTCACGCACTGGACGAAGCAGGGGGACAAGCAATTTATCGCGCTGGAGAACATGGGCGGGACCATGTATGCCATTTCGATTGACAATAATGTGAATCAGTATTTCTCGTCGCCGGACGGAATCAATTGGACGCTGTATTACACCAGTCAAATGAATCAAGGTTACATCGCCGGGAATTGCGGAGCGTTGATCCTTCCACTGGCAAACAACGTGTGGGCTGTATGCAGCAGCGTCTTCGACCAATATATTTCCAATATTGGCAATTTGTACGGTCAGCAAGGTTCCTGGATATCGTTCGTCTATAACCCGACGACAACTCCACTTGTGATGCAAAGTCCGACTAACCAGTCGACCAGTGTCTGCACGTTCAGTGTCACGCCGAATGGGGCGGGCATCATGGGGGGAGGCTACACGATAGTCCCTTCGTACAATCCGACCGTATCTGTACTGATGCCGAACCTCACATCGCCGTATGGAGCGGGTACAGAAATGTTCATGAAAATCTGACGGGTTTCCATGGCATTCCACGATTTAGCCAAGGCCACGACGCCGACGCAGGGAACCGGCACGATCACTCTCGGCTCCGCTGTCTCCGGCTTTCTGACGTTTGCGCAAGCAGGGGTCATCGATCAGGAGACAGTGTCCTATGGCATCTTCGATCCGCAGTCGCTCGCTTCCGAGGCGGGGCATGGCGTTTATTCGGCAGCCAACGGCACGCTGACCCGTGGCCCGATAGCATCATCCAATGGCGGGGCTGCGATCAACCTGTCGGGGTCTGCAATCGTTGTCCTCACCGTGCTCGCGGAGGATCTGACGCCGCGCCCGATCTGGCAGGTCAAGGTTGCGAGCGCCAGTAACACCAGTTATACCGCGTCGAATAACGACTGCCTGCAAATCAATACGACAAATGCCGCGTTTTCTGTCGTGCTGCCCGCCAATCCGCAACCGGGCTGGACGGTGCGCATCGCCGATTACGCAGTCACGTTCGCCACCAACAACGTCACCGTCGTTTATAGCGGAGCCGGGATTATGGGCCTCGCGCAAAACATGACCATCTCGCAAAACATCACCGTCGGCAGCATCGATCTCGTCTACATCGATGCTGTGATGGGCTGGAAGATATTATGAGTAACCTGAGCCAATTTCTACAGAACAGCGCCGTGCCGGTTGGGCAAAGCGTGCAAATGCCTGCGCTTGCCAATGCTGGCACGAACCAGTTTGTCACCGCTGCCAACGAGCTGTACGTGAATACCGCGACCGCTTCGGTCGTGCCGCAATCAAGCTGCAGCCCCTTGCTGCCTGCTGCATTGGGAGCGGTAAACGACGTCATCCTGCCGACGTCGCAGGTGAGCCTTGCATCGTTCCAGATGGCGTCGAATGTTCCTGCTTCGGGTTTCTATGCCGGTCTGATTACGTCGGCGGCGATGCAATCGACCAAAGGATTCTATGTTGGCGGCGTGTACTACCTGTTCAGCCCGAACGACACCACCAATACGATAGGCTGGATCAGCACAACCGATACCGTCAACTACACGGGCTTTGTTCCGATTACGCCCCTGGCTGGCCTGATGATCGTGGACGTGTTTTATAACGCGGCGAACGCGATGTGGTGCTTCCTTGAGGCAAATGGGACGATATTTACAACGTCGAATCTTACTACCTTTGCGAATGCGACCTTCTATAGCCTGCCTGCACTTGCCACGGCAAACGGTTATGTGCGATTGACGAACATCAACGGCACCTGGTATGCCGTCGGCGGTAGCACAACCGGAAGCGGCTACCGGGTGTCGTCGTCCGCAAATTTGACCGCATGGACTGTCGTCATCGAGAACACAGCAGGAGGCGCTCCCGCATTCAATATTGTGCAGGGAGCAGGGGCAGGAGCGGCCACCGAGATTCTTGTGATCTGCAATAACAACACGATCCTGAAAAGCACGAATAATGGCACGAGCTTTACGGCTGTCACCCCGGTGCTATCAGTTTCTGGGCAGACAGTGCAAGGTTTGAACAATGTTTTTTACTCCGCGCGCACCGGCCTTTATTACCTCGCAGCGACCATATCGAATTACACCTATGTCGCCGTTTCCACGACTGGTACATTGGCTTCCGCCGGATGGACAGCATACAGCACCGGGTATCTCGCGGTAGGCAACTCGGCAACCGCAAATATCAATTTCATCGATACCGGCACATGGGTCGGCCCCGTCTTTTCTACTACCGTATATGGGACATACTTCTTCTACGGAGCGTCTTATAACACCTTGAGCAGTCCGATCCTTACGGCAGCGCAGCAGATGACGCTGGAGACTGCTGCTTCGGTCTACTATCAGGGCTGCAAGGCGATGTGGCTGAACAATGCTCTGATCGTGGCATACTCCGGCCAGCCAGATCCGACCTACGCATACCAGCGCCCGAATGCGTTGCTTGCTGTGGCGAGCGGCGCGACTTGCAGCAGCGGGATTGGGATCAATCTGTGGTTCCCCGTGTCCAGCACTGGTGTTTCCCCGCCGCAATGGGGATCGTGGTCGGGTGTCACCTGGTTCAATGGCGCGTACTACGCAGCGGCAGGTGCGTTCAGCGCGCAGGGAGCGACCTACTTTTATTATTACGCGCTGTTCCTGTACAAAATCGCATCGAGTCTGGCGACTTTCTCCTGTCCATTGGCGCCGGTATCCGAGGTTTTCGGTGTGGCGCTGGAAAGCTGCACGCAAATGACTTTATCTTGCCCGATGCCGACTCCGAATGGCACCGGCCTGTATTGGGCCGCGTCGCAGAATTCCAATGCGTACCCGCAGCAGGCTGTTTCCACCATCGTTGTGTTCAGCTTTAACGGTTCTGTCCTCACGGCCTGTTCGCTATCGCCGTCCAGCTCCAGTCTGACTGGAACGAATACAAGCAGCATCAATGGTTATTCCATTGCGGGGCAGCCCAACGGCAGCGTGTCGGTGCCAAAGTGGAGCAGTCTGTTGAATGCCTACGTT